AATAATAATAAATTGTAATAATTCCTAATGATTTCTAAGGAAAATTTTTTTATGTTGTCTATATATAGATGGAGAAAATATATGTTGCAATCGTGATCCTCGTATTATTGGGTTTATCCTTGTATTTAATGGAAGGTGATGTAAAAGATGACATGGGTGGCAATTTTACTATAAATAAATTTTTTACATTAGCAGAAAATATATTTAAAACTGGTGGAAACCTAAAGTCTATGAATTCTATTGGAATTAACGGTAAAATATTAAACGGTAAAGCTGTATTCATACCGTTGAACGAAGCAAAATATGGTTATTATGATAAAATAAAACATCAATGTATGGATAAAGCAAATATTACTAAGAATAGAGAAACCGTGGGTGGTTTAAATAAATTATGCTCCATTTGTTCTTCTATTAGAAAAGAAGGGGGCGAAGAGAATGAAGGTCTTACTAAAAATATATGTCAAATAGTAGTTGATAAAAAAACACAGGGTGTCCAGCTAACAGAGGATGACAAAGATATGTATTGCAACTGTTGTGGATATAATGATTCAATGTGTTACGATTCCATTTTTTATGTAAATGGTGATGATGATGAATTTAATTTCTAGTAAGATCTAACGAATTAATTTGAAAACGTTTGGTTAAATTGTACCTAAAAACAAACAAATAATTTGAAACAGAGTAACAAACAACTAAACAAACAACTAAACAACAATGACTCTTGAATTCATGCTCGCGAAAGAATACTCGGAAGGAATGAAGATGCCTCGTGGATTCACGACATATGCGCCCCTTCAATGGTACATGTCAGAGAAACTAGATGGTTACCGAGCTCGATTCAATCCTGAGACCAATGGATTCATCTCCCGACAAAACAAACCGTACACTACACCCGAATGGTTCTTGGAATGTATGCCAAAGATTCATTTGGATGGTGAACTGTTCTGTGGACGAGACAACTTCCAAAAGATGGGCGTGGTTCGTAAGAAGAAGCCCAAGGCGGAAGAATGGTATCCGGTCAAGTTCTATGTGTATGATGCACCCGAATACCCAGGAACCTTTCAAGAACGATATGACTATATGGTGACAGTAGTGGACAAAGCAAAGAAACAATGGACACTCTATCAACAATCTCACCCAGAATTGAGTGAGGTCTCGTGTCCTATTGTTCTCACAGAACACACGGAAATCACGTCGATAGAACAGATGAAACAATTCTATCAAAATGTCTTGAAATTAGGAGGTGAAGGTATCATGCTCAAAGATCCGAAATCATCCTATGAAAACAAACGATCCAACTACTTGTTGAAATACAAGCCTTGCTTTGATGCTGAGGCGATCATCACTGGATACAAACCTGGAACCGGTAAATACACGGGTAAACTGGGCGCTTTCATGTGTAAACCCTTGACAAACCAAGGGACACATCAAATCATCGATGAGAATCCAGATCATGAATTCGCCATCTCAGGTATGGACGATGAAGTTCGCGACAGTTACTTGGAAACACACAAAGTGGGTACCATCATCACCTACGAGTACTCTGGATTCACTGGATCTGGGAAACCCAGATTCGCTCGCTACATTCGTATTCGAACCGATGTGACACTGAAAACGGCTCACAAACAATCCAATGACAAACTGAAGTTGTGTATTGAACAATTGTCCGCCATTCAAAAGTATGAACAAACGCAAGGGAATGCATTCAAAGCCAAGGCATACAAACGAGCAGTCGAGTGTCTACATACCTTGACTGGAGATCATCAATTGGTCACAGGGACATTGATGGAAATGAAAGGTATCGGTAAATCGATGATTGAAACAATTGAAGAGATCATGAAAGATGGAATCTCTCATAAGTACAAAGTAATCACAGACAAACCGAATCCGTTAAAAGACTTTCAAACGATCTATGGAGTCGGCCCCAAGAAAGCAAAACAACTCATGGAACTTGGATTCAAGTCTCTTCAAGAATTGAAAGAGTGTGACACAATTGATCAGCACTTGAATTCAAAGCAACTGATTGGACTGAAGCATGTGGATGATCTACAAAAGAGAATTCCTTTCTCCATTATTCAGAAACATGAATCCTACTTGAATGAACAACTACATCACATAGATGAAACCGCTCAGCTTACCATCGCAGGATCTTACAGACGTAAGAAGTCAACTAGTGGTGACATTGATGTCTTACTCACAACAAGTCAGATGAAACCGAGTCAACTATTGAAACAATTTGTTCAAAGACTCATTCAATCTGAATACTTGACAGAAACCTTGAGTCTCGGTACAAAGAAATTTATGGGTATCTGTCAAGGAGCAGGTGACTTCTCGAAACGCATCGATATCATGGTGACAAAACTTGAAGAATATCCCTTCGCAATACTATACTTCACTGGGTCGAAAGACTTCAACACGAAGATGAGGGCAGACATGTTGACACGAGGTCTAACACTGAACGAGTATGCATTGAAACACAGTGATACGAAAGAACCTGTAGATCACGTATTCAAAACAGAACTCGATATCTTCCACTACATCAAGTACGACTATGTCAAACCAGAAGACCGATAAATGCAACCCAAAATAACCCAAAACAAAACAAAAAAGACAAATTGTCTTTTTTTTGTACAAGTCATCAAATAAATTTGAATCTAATAACTAAGATATCGTAAAACACCATGAATATTGAATTTGGAAAATATCGAAATCAAAGTTATGAAACTATTTGGAATATTGAACCAAGTTACATACTGTGGTTGCTCAAACAACCGTGGTTCAAAGTAAGACACAAACCTCACTATGATTATTGTGAACGAGTATCCCAAATCAAACACACTCCTAATAAACATCTACTTGTATACACAGATGGATCTTGTTCAAACAATGGGAAGAAGAATTCAAAAGGTGGATTAGGAATTCACTTCTCAGAGAAAAACAAACATCACTTCCCTGATGTGAGTGAATCAATCCAAAGGAAAGATATCACAAATAACATCGCCGAATTGATGGCGATTCAAAAAGCCCTTGAAATCACTCGAGGGTTCAAAGATGTCAAAATCTATACAGATTCCAAATATTCGTTGAATGTAATAACTAAATGGTATGGTATTTGGTTGAAAAAAGGGTTATGTAAAAACAAGAAAAATCTAGATTTGATAGGAACTATTTATGATAGGTACAATCAGTCTGATGCCGAATTGATTCATGTGAGAGCACATACAGGAAATACAGATGAACATTCCATTGGAAATATGATCGCTGACAGGTTGGCAACTGATTCGTTACGAGAATCGAGATAAAATATTGACATAAGGTAAATGTTTAATACCGTCGAAAGCATCAATGATCCGTATGAATGGGGAAAACTAGCCGATCAAGTCAAACAGGGAGACTCTAAAGATAAAGAAGGTGATGCAAAAGACGCGGAACCAGCTGAAGTTCGTTTTTTGAATAATCAAACCGAATCTCAAGTCAGAGGTACGTTACAAAAAGAATCAGATGCCATAAGTAGCACAATTTATCTGGAACATATCGATTATCACATCGATAAATTAAATCAATTACACAAAAAAGAATCTAATCAAGGGTATACACAACAAGATTTTTTCAATAGTCATTTCATATTTGATAATGTAATCTCATTTGGTATTAGTGGATTACGATGGAATGTACCTGATTGTAAATATTATGATATATTGATACCTAGTTTACCACCAGAAGCATTTATAATGAATATGAGAAATGAACCCGTAATTTCGAGACATGTAGGAAAAACCTATTACGGACAAGCAAATACAGGAACTCATGATTACCCTGCATTAATTCATGGAACGGGGTCATTTCAAGGCTTAGATTCAAATTCCAATGGAACTCAAATTCTTCGTGTCAAAATTGAAACAACCGATCAAAATGGAAATGTAACATCGACAACAAAAGATATCACAATCAATCCGGATATTTATGACAGCATTGATAATTTTATCAACAAAATATCCACTGATACTTCAAATTCATTTATAAGTAGTGATGGAGACTTAGATGTAGATACATTTCCACAAGATTCGAACAAATTGATGATAACTTCGGGGAGATCCAAAGGGAATAGTGCTGCTACTATAAGTTTAGAACCAAGTGGAACAGATAGCAATGGTAATCCGGTCAATCAAAGTGATTTTATTAAAAATTTGTTTGGAACAGAGGCTACCATTGATCTAGTAAATCAAACCTATGAAAATGGATATACAGAAGTGAGTGATATTAGTTTTGGAGAATCCTTTTCTGTCAATGTTCCGACTTTTCACACACCAATTTCACTTGATTTCAACAATATTCCTATTTTTGCTAGATTTTCAGACATAGCCGAACGTAAATTAAAAGTATTAGATGAAAGGCTGGTTCAGGTCTATCCAAAAAATGAATTAAGTTTTGAAAATTTAGAAAACAAGTATGGTATCAAACGTAATCATAGTATGCAAGTTGAAAAACACATTCACTTTGAAATTACAGTGCAAACCAGAGGAAAACCTCGATATGATCAATAAATTTGATAGGATCCACAAGTTTGGCTCGTTCCACAAGTTTGGCTCGTTCCACAAGTTTGGCTCGTTCCACAAGTTTCGCCAACAAAATTAATATCTACCTATAATATAGATGAACATCGGTAGAGAATTAAACCAAATCCGTGAAAATTCAAATTTAGGTTTGTTTCAAAATCTGGGTTATCAAACAGAACGATTACAAAAGAAAAATATTACATTGGATACAGATTATTTACAAGGGAGTAAAGAAAATATACTCAAAAATCACGGTCCAATAGGACCCAGTGCGGGTCAAACATCCTTTCGAGTCAGTTTAGACAATCCTTTACGAATAGACAAAACAAGCGAAATCTATATAGACAATGTCTATATTTTTAACAAAGGGAAAACCGATTTATCAAGTCTAAACTACATACCCTTTGCAATCGACTTTACATCCTTTCCCAAAGTAACGTCCAGTAACAATTCTTATTTGGATGGAAAAACACTGCTTGTCTTAGATGACGATATAGGTTCTACGAAAAAAGTAGTTACATTGAAAAACAAAAAGTTAAATTATGTGACAACAATCAATCCTATGGAAATAAGTGATATTGAATTTACACTTGAAAGATTAGATCATGATACTACTAGTCCCACTTCTGTATTCAGTGATGGAAGTGGAACAACATTTGACAAAACTCACCTTCGCATTATCATTGAATTAGTGGTGATTACTCAATAAACGACTTCTTTTTTTGTAAGATCGATACAACTTAGGGTCTCTCGCAACTTTCACTTTATGATAATTCAATTTATGATATCTTTCGATAAATTCACGTTGTTCTGTTTCTTCTGTAAACTTGTAACTTGCAATGGTTTGTAACAATAGTTTGTTTTGTATACATACTAATTCACTAAAGAAATCGCTCATTTACTTTGATTGACACGATACACACACGTTAAGTACACTTTGATAATTGTATTTTTCAAATTATCATTTGTAGACGATTGAAGTAATTCATCCCACACCGGATGATGATACTGAGTCAAGTTTTCAGATTTCAATCGAAACTGAAAGGTTCCATATTCACTGGAAATGATAGTTGAAATATGAGGTTGATCTTTGTGTCGATGAATTGTTTCCGCACACTGCAAAGCCAGTTTCCAGTATCTCGATTGATTTTGGATTCGAGTTTGTTCTTTTTCTTTTCTTTTTTGTTGTAACATGGTCTTATCTAGTGTTTCAACTTTGTGTTTAAGTATTGTAAGGAATGTAAAAATAGGAAGGAGGTTCGGGTTGATATCGCAATGAAATATGATACACCATAAACAAAAAAGCTCCGATCACGAATATATGATTGATATAGTCAATATCCATTTATGTATAGAGTAGATAAAAAAACAATAGTTTAAAAGTAAAAAGAAATATCTACATTACAACTACTAGATGAAACTAGAAGATATTCAGAAATTATCTTCAGATCAATTAACTCAATTGATCATAAAATACAAATTTTATGAAGGCGATGTAAAGGCGTTAACCTTGCCTCAAAAAAGGAAACTCGTGACTTTGTTTTTGCAAAAAAAGATGGAAGAGCGTACTCAAAAACAAAGAAGACAATCCCAACCGAATGTCACACAAGTGAAACGACACAATCAGAATTATGAACCGAGAGACCGTAGACTGTCAGAACCAAATACACAGGTAGAAAAAGCGAAAGCTGTTCAACACACACGATTAAATCAAATCAAACAATCACAAGAATCAAAGATGAAAGAGGAATTACAAAAGAAAATGCCTCAGTATGATAAATTAGGATGTTATCCAGCTGTCAAACGGTTAGTTTGTATGGGGGATGTTCACGGAGATTTAAAAGTATCTTTGACAGCATTGAAATTGGCGGGAGTGATTTCAAAAGATATCTATACACACAATTTCAATATAGACACAATTGAATGGACGGGAGGCGATACATGGTTAATTCAAACCGGAGATCAAATTGATCGTTGTCGTCCAACCTCACTCAAGCAAGAGTGTATTGAAGATTTAGATGAAGTCGTGGAAGATGAAGGGTCGAATATGTTGATCATAAAATTGTTTCAAAAACTGGATGGATTGGCAAAACGAGTGGGTGGACGAGTGATAACTTTGTTAGGAAATCATGAACTCATGAATGTAGATCGAGATTTTCGTTATGTCAGTCCTCAAGAATTTTTGGAATTTGTACCTGTCAAAGACCGAACGTCAAAACTAACTCCGGATGGATATCCTCTAGGCTATTATCATCGTTTGAAAGCATTTGAACGTGGAGGATCCGTATCCAAATTCTATGCAGACAACAAAAAGAGTATTGTTCAAATAGGCTCTTGGTTATTTGTTCACGGAGGACTGAGTCATGAATTAACCGAAAAATACACCAACGCGGAAATCAACTACATCGTCGAGAAATGGTTACGAAATGAATCCAATGAATTAGAAGAAGAAGTGTTTGATGAAATATTCCGTGGCGATGACGATATCAGTCCGTTTTGGTGTCGTCTTTATGGGGAAGATGACGGAGAAGGGGAAAATACACAAGAAGGTTTTGAACATCTGTTGAAACTAGTAAACAAGAGAAACAAGAAATTAATGCCAATCAAAGGTATGGTGATTGCTCACACCCCTCAATTTATGAATGATAAGTATTTGAATAGTTTGTATCAAAATCGTTTATGGAGAATCGATGTAGGTATGTCGAGAGCCTTTGGTGAACATTCCATGTGCGGAGAAGATAAGTATCGACAAATACAAGTTTTGATCATAAAAAATGACAATCAATTTGAAATTAAACGTCAACCGTTACCCGGAAGACAATACGCCCCTGGACAAGGTCAGAACGCGGATTTGACTAATTCCGGATTTTTAAAATAATTGACAAAGTATATCTATGTCTGAATTATTTGAAGCGATTCAAGCCAATGATAGTGACAGAGTGATCGAATTACTCGAACAAGGAGAAGACCCTAATGAAATCACAGTATCCGGTTCTTTACTAGTAGAAGCTTGGTTTACTGAAAATCTGGACATGATGGATCTGTTACTTGAATATGGAGCGGATCCAAACCGAGATGATGGTTCAGGTAAAACAATCTTTTGTGAGTTAATCGCCCATATAATACAAAGTATTACAGGAAGACGACCCGAATATGAACCTGACAGTGACATGGTTCGCGGAACGATAGAATTACTGATGAGTTGGGATGCAGATCCTTATTACAAAATACGAGGAAGTCACAAACCGTCTCCGTATCAATATGTTATAGATTATCCAACAAAACATAGTTTGAATGCACAGACTGGATTACGAGACATCTTTACAAATGATGTGTGGGCATCCGAACAAATACGAGACATTCTATTGGAAACCAGACAAAAAATCGAAGACTACAAAACCTATCAATCGAAAAAGAGATTGGCATTTACCCGAACCGGAATGGATCCCGGGTTATTGTCACGAGTCGCTCCAGATTTAATGGAAGATATCGGAGAACGAACGTTACAAAGGGATTACGACGTCGATCCGACAGGTATTGAAGATGAAACCTACCCACGGTATGATCCCTCGCAAACATTGAAAGAATACAAAGAAAACAAACGAATGGCGGACTTTTTGACAAGTATTCAATCCGGAGGTGTATCGTTTCAAGAACAATTTGATCAAGTCAAACAAGGGATCAATTTTCAAGATGCTTACAATCCAGAAAATGGGAATTCAATCTTATTGTATTTCTGTTTGCAAGGAAATTACGATGTCGTAGAAAAAATGTTAGACAGCGGAGCGGATCCAAATCACAAAAATAAAGACGGGATGACTATACTAGCCGGAGTCTTTTTATTTGTGAAATCAAAGTATCGTAAAGCGAAAACAATGCAAGTTTTGATAGACTTCGGAGCCGATCCGTCTCCGATTATCCATTCACCTACAATCCCAGACAATCAAAAACGAGTCATTGAATACTTGGTAAATTTCAAACGACGACCGAATTCTTTTGACAAACAAAAGGTCATTGAAAATGTAATGATGAAACAATTGGTTTGAAATTATTGAGACTGAAATTTTTGTAACATCGATTGAATTTCATCGAGAGACGGAGGTTGAAATCCATTCATCGATTTCGGTTTCGGTTTGGGTTTGAGTTTTCGTTGATATTGTTTTTTCAAGGATGTGGGTAAGGGTGGAGGAATCGGTATCTTGGATTTGGTTTCATCTAAAAATCCATAGGTAGTCAAATACATGGGTTGATAGAGTTTCGCCTGAATTGCATAACATTGAACATATCCTATATTATCATAACACCACACTCCATACACATTCAAGATAAATTGTCCATAAATATTCGGAGGAATGGTATCTAATTTTTGTTTAGATTCATCAAATAACAAACAATGATACAAACGAACTCGTAATTCATTGGATTTCACTAACGGTGCTAATTGTATCGTTGTCAATTGAGTTTGCAAAAAAAGAAAAATCTGATCCAACGAATTATATAATTTCTCTACATATTTATCATGAATTCGATTCACAAAAGATAATGTCACCATTTGTTTGGAATCTGATGTTTGTATTCCATAAGGAACAAATAAGGGGGGTGTTTGAAATAAACACTGAGTTCCTTGATACAAAAGAGGGTAAAAAGTAAATCCATTCGTATAGGTTTGAATTCGCTTCAAAGATAATTTATCTTTGTGAAACGTGTCTTTCGAAACTATCATGGTTTTAGTTATACATAACACGTAGTGTTTAACTTAAAATAGTTCCGCCCGTTTCGAATTGATTTTCAGATAAGATTTGTGAATGGTGACTTCGGATATATTGCATTGTTGAGAAATATCTCGTTTCGTTATTGGTAATTGTTTTTCTAAACAATACAAGTAAATACAACCCGCTGCAATAGATGGTGGGGTATTTTCTGAGACTAAATTGTGTTTCACCGTTTGTTGAGATATCTTCACAATGTTTACTGTATCTTGTTCGGATATCGATAATTTAGAACAAAACCGTTCTATAAAATCATTTTGATTAATCGTCGTTGTTTTTTCAATTCGTTCATTGTTTCGATTCGATTGCAATGTTTCTTGTAAGTGTTTCACCCCTTTTGTCACTAACACAGATTTGATTGAAAACATAGAAGCAATTTCTTTCGCACTTCGAGGAACCGAACAATTTTTACATGCAAAGTACACACAGGCTGCAATCAATCCCAATTTATTGTTTCCTCGAGTGATTCGATGTTCCGAACAAATAGAATACAACGAATTCGCTTCTTTGATAATAATCAAAGGCAAATCATTTGTTTCACAGACTCGTTTGATTTCATTGAATGTTTTGTATTTACTTCGTTCTTTGTATGTCATTCCATTCCATTGTTGGAATCGTTCTACTTTGTAGATTTGTGAATTTTTGACTCGTTTCGATACAACGGTTCCAATCGAACTATTGGGTAATAATTCATTGACAGGCATACCACATCGATTGGGGTCGCTGAGTTTGGTATCTTCGGCACCATAATATCTCCATTCCGCTCCGCTCGATAAATTAGAAATAGTTTGGTTACACACACGACAAATTGTAATCGATCCCTGTAAACAATAGTTGTCGTGTTTGTCGCAACAGGTTTCCGGGGCTTTCGGTTCCGTCAATTGTGTGAGTGTTGTGAATAAACTATCAAGTTCATCCATAGAGGTCAAATATGATATATCAGTTTGTTTTTAAATAATAAAACATTTCAAATTATACATGATCACTGAGATAATATCCGGTTTATGGATAGGATCTTTGAATGATAGTTATGATAAAGAGTTATACACAAAATACAATATATCTGTACTCTTGAATTGTTCGACAACCAAACCGTTTCCAGATATACCCACTGTGAAAAAAGTGAGATTACCAATACAAACCCCAATGGATATCAAACGACACCGTGACAAAATACTCGATCACTTACAACAACTGTATTTGAAAGAGTCAATGTTACTTGTATGCGAAGAAGATTTTGCACTCGTGATCGCATCGTTGTTTTTAGTGTATGTGGGACGTGTATCTATGGTAGATATCAAACATATTTTACATCAAAAAAATCCCAAGTTAGTGTTAGATCGTAAATTAGATGAGTTTTGATCGTAGAGTTTATTTAAACACTATAATATAACAAAAATCATGTCTGAATTATGCGCCATCTGTTATGAACCCTTAGACAAAAAACACAAACATAAACTCAAGTGTGAGCATGAATTTCACTATGAATGTTTGTATCAAAGTTTCAAGAGAGATTGGTTAAAATCGTGTCCGTATTGTCGATCTGAAAACAACAGTTTACCTTTAGTGAATGGATTAAAAAAAATAGACTACAACATTCATAGTGGTTATATTGATTCACAATATGAAAACCATCCCTGTTGTCATATCTTACAGAAAGGTAAACGAAAAGGATACGCTTGCAATAAGAATTGTCTGTTAGGTGAATTGTTTTGTCGAGCCCATTCCAAGAAATAACAATTACTCGACGATATACTTTTGTTTAATTTTCTCTAGATAGGTAGTCACTTTTGCAGGCGAAAGTTCGACGGTTGTTTCCAAATACTCTTGTAATTTCTCAAAATCAAGTTCGGATTGATGAACCTCTAAGGTATCTACACTCAGTTTGTCTCGAAACAAACCGAATAATAATTTAGAGGTTTGGAATTTAGACCAGTAATCGTCCGGTACTTCATATTTGGGAAAGGCTCGGTTATGATGTAAGAAGTTTTCCACACATCCGTGTGTTTTCACTAACTTGTACGCCGTGATACTTCCAATTTTGTTGATACTGGGACAATAATCACATCCACACAAGATACAAAGTTCAACAAATTGATCATAGGTAATGTCAAAACTTCGTAATATCTCGTCTAAATTGAAGACACTAATACTATCTTTGATTTTCACAGATCTATCGACACATTTCCGTATCAAATAAGGTGTTCCAAAGACTAAGGAATCCATGTCTTCTGTCATTATGTAATCGACATACCCAATCCGACAGAGTTCTGAAGCTAACCCTTCCGCTTCTCCATCCATGTGGATGTAAGACACACCCATCAAATCAAGCAACTGTTTGATATCATCGACAATTTCATAGGTTAATCGAACCGTTTTCTTTTTCAAAGATTCAATTTTATCCACATCCGTTTCAGTTTCTAATTTAGCTCTGGATTCATTCGCTATTTTTTTACGTTGATCAATAATATCTCGTTTTTCTTCGGGTGGTTTACCATCAAAGATATAAATAGGTTCAATATCTAAGGATAGTAAGTTCACTGTTTTGTAAAAGATACCCAGTAAATGACTGGTAGTTTTACCGTGACTGTTTTGACACGGTTCACCATCTTTACGAATATTAATCAAGGATTGATAGATAAATAAAGAGGCATCGATGGCAACTCGTTTACCCGATAGTTCATACAACTTTTTTGTCTCAATACAGTTAGGAGATCCTTTGTTTTTAATGAGGAATGTTAATGATTTAATACCCATGGTTGTGTATATACACTTAGTAACATAATTACTTTATGTATTAAACTTCAAATTAATTTAGAGAATACAGATTCATTATTTATAAGCACTGCAGCCTGTTTTCGTTAGGAAACAGCACATCTCTCTTTGATAGCCTGGTTTGTCGGTGCCTCTATTACACATCCAAGCTTGAACTTTATTACCTGTACTATCTCTCTGATTCGGATGCAATTTATTCTGATCAACCGTTGTAGTGTTATCATAGACTCTGGCACATAATTCACCTTCGCCAGCATCTTCATTCCAACTTATGTGTGTTAGATAATTAGTTTCACATACTTTTTTCGCTTGCTCTTTAGTATAACCATTTGCACCACCAGATCCGTCTCCCGCTCTTATACGTATTTCAGAACATTTTTTATCATCGTGGTCATATCTGTAGCAAATAGGGTTACCATTATTGTCTGTAACACTTGAACACTTTTCAAAGCTTTTACTACCTAGTGGTTGTTTGTCATCACAATTTGCTTTAAAAGTCACGTCGTTAAACCTCCAAACATCTGTAAAGATGTTCATATGTTTTCCTTTCACCGCTTTCAATTCAGGGTGATCTCTGTCAGGTATACTTGACAAGTCTGTGAGTAAGTTTCTATGTTGAATTACATAATAAATCACTGCAAGTGCCAAAATCAAAATCAACGCATGTTCTAACGTAAACATCATATATATAAAAACAAACAAAAAAAAATAGATTAATTTGAATCTATCTAAATAATAATCTCTATACAAACTATAGTAACGATGAACGAAGAACCCATTGAATCAGAAGAAGAAGTGTTTGATTATGATGTTCAAACTCAAATAGACAGCGATTTTGATATCGACACCTATGATTTTTCATCAAATCTAACCAAACCCAAATTAAATAAATATGAACGAGCCACAGTCAAAATTATGAGATGTGAACAAATTGATAGTGGATTTCAACCTTTACTCAAAGACTATCACAAATTTTCATCTATTGAAGATATCGTCGATGAAGAATTAAAACAAAAAGTGATTCCGTTTATCATTAAACGAAACTTGAGAAATCGTATCGATTATTGGAAATTAAGTGATATGGAGACTTAGAGATAGTAGTCAATTTCTTCACCAACCTTAGTAATGAATGCACCACTTAAAAATAAAGCCGTAGTGACTACAGCTAACACTAAGGGGGCAAATATAAGAACCCATGCGGTTCTACGGTTGTTAGTTAAACACAAACTATTGATAATCGTACCCCAGAATAAAAAGAGGCCGATATTGAAGACAGCAGTCAACAATAAGTGAACCTTGTGAGAATTCACCCAAGAGAAACTTTGCGTTGTGTACATATGATGAAGTTGGAGTAAGAAACTAATTAAACAGATAATAACATACACTTGAAGAGGACCACACATTTTGGAAAATTGCATCTATATATATATTCTATATAGATTTTTTTTTTATGAATTTAAAAAATATAATCAAATCTCATACCCATTGTCCTATAGTTTTGCATCAATCTCATTATGATACATGGTTTCACTGTTTTTGTGAACTTTACAATCCAACCCCTTTACGAAATGATTCTTACAAATCGGTTTACTATTGGAAAAATGAATCTTTGTCACAATTTCAGTGTCAAACATTGAAACCAAGTCTATTTCCCTTTTTAGAGAAACTAATTCAAACAACTTCCTTTGGAAATTCTCAAACCGTTGTGTTACTCAGTATGGATAAACTAAAACCGAATCTAAAAGGTCATATCAAAAAGTTATTTACCTATTCGCGAGGAAATCTCTACTTATTTACAAACAATGTAAATTTACTAGATACATCTTTTTGGAGTCATGTACAGTATATTCGAATACCTGTCAAAGAGAAACCAAGTGAAGTCATAACCGACGTGTTACTCGGATTACTGAAACATTTTGAAATCAAGAAAAAAATCAGAGAACTCATCCAAACCGCCAGTATGAGACTCGTTAGTTTAAATCTACCCTTCGCCAAGGTAACGAATACACTACTCGCCTTGCTATTTTCGAACGAGAGAATCACACGATCCAAACATACACTTATTCTAGATGAAGTCAGTCATTTAGATCAGATATATGAAACTGCGTATTACAAATTATTGGTTTATGAGCGTTTATTTTTGTATGTATATCTCACTTTGTATCCCTCGTTTATTTAAACGATAATTACGATTCACTTGTATGAAACATTTTGAACTTACTTACAAATCTAAATCACCTCAAACATGTATTTATCCCAATTTACAATCTAGACTAATTCAAGTCAAAACAAAAATAGACAACTTTCCCGAATGGGAACAATGGAAACGTAAATGCAATCCGTTTGAATTTATATACACAAATGAAAAGCGCTTGAATGTCTGTCGCAAAACCCCCATCAGTCGTAGTTACTTTAAATTGTGTGAAATCTTACATGATTTCAAACTTCATCATACGTATCCTCGGGTGTTGTGTATCGCGGAAGCTCCCGGTGGCTTCATAGAATACATAGTCGAGCATAACTTAACCGATGAAATCTATGCAAATACGATGATTCACAAAGATAAATCCGTTCCCAATTGGAATTACAAAGCGTTGAAACGATATCCGTTTATTCATTATACACATTCCGATACAAATCGAGGTGATTTAACTGATTTGACAACGGTTCAAAATTTGTATGATCAAGCAAGAGAGTGTGATTTGATCACAGCGGATGGAGGAATTGATTTCACAAATAATTACAATCAACAAGAATTAGATTCTTATGAATTGATTTATTCTGAAATCTACACTGCCTTACGTTGTCAAAGGGAAGGAGGAACGTTGATCATCAAAATGTTTGATTTATTTTACAAACAGACTATTACATTACTGAGTTTATTACATCAATGTTATACAACCGTTCATTGTACAAAACCTCATACAAGTCGACCCTCGAATTCCGAGAAATACATTGTGTGTCAAGGATACAAACGAGATCCTCAATGGATTCAGTTACTTGAATTGTATTGGAATCAAAAATCAAATCTACCTGTTTCAACCGATCATGGATTCTTAGAAACAATCTATCAGTTTAATCTTCAATTTGTCAATCGCCAAATTGGATTCATCGAACGAGTCTTACATAAACATAAGGAAGATTATCGTAGAATATGTGAAGAGTGGTGTGATCAATACAAAGTTCCTTACAAAACTACTTAAACTCACAAAGAAAACAAAAACTAAATGATAGATTATTACAAGTGTTTGAATGTACCATCGGATTGTACTTATGAAGAAATCAAACGGTCATATCACGCCTTGGCAAAACAATATCATCCAGACAAATACAAAGGGAGTGATGAAACATTTGTAAATATCAAAGAAGCGTATGATATCTTGTCAAATCCAGACACTCGAAAACAGTATGATCAAACGAGACCATCCACGTATGATCCATGGATTCAGTTGGCCACTCAGATATTTGATATCTCTCTCACTCGTTTTTTATCAGAGATAAAATCTAACTGATAGTAAATGAGATTTCGTGACAAACCCTTTGAAGAAAGGCAAACGGAATACAACAAGATTTGTCAAAAATACAAAGACAAAATACCCGTGATTGTAGAACCCTATGATGGGAAAACTACCACTACCAAGTTTTTAGTCGATGAATCCGTTCCGTTTTGTGAATTTATGTTTGAAGTTCGTAAAAAATTACAACTGAAACCCGAACAATCGTTATTTCTAACGGTGAATGGAACGATGGTACCTTCCATGGATACATTAGAAATGATTCATGCAAAATATGCCTATTTAGATGGATTTTTGTATGTAACCTATTCGTTTGAAAATACATTTGGATAAATATATCTAGTATAGTAAATGATTGGACGATTGGGAACAGGAGCAACTACATTTATCAAAGGAGATACAGGGCCACAAGGAACTCAAGGACTTCAAGGACCTCAAGGGGTTCAAGGAGATCAAGGAGTTCAAGGACCCACTGGAGCCACAGGACCTCAAGGGCTTCAAGGGACACAAGGTCCACAAGGAGTTCAAGGGCCTCAAGGAGAAAAAGGAGATACGGGAGAAACGGGTCCAGGGGGTACTAGTCAATCCTATGGTGAATTGAGTTTCAATGGATCAAATAGTCAAACGTTAGACGATGGTCATAATTTTGATGTAGATAATTATACAACCAATATATCCAATAATATGACAGCAGATACATCCGATGGTACATTGACTTTGAGCACATCCGGTGATTACAAAATCATGGCTGGAATTGAAATAGAGTCAGAAGATAGTGGAGATCACAAATTGAAATTATCGATTCTAAATGGATCTACAACAGTAGATTCCGTAAAAAAACATTATACTCGAGGTAAAATAGGTTATTTATGTATTGATCGAATTCACAATTTTTCATCAGGTGATATTCTTAAGGTTCAAATTCATAAAGATGGAGGATCATCTAATTCAGTCACATTGAATTATATTAGTTTTTCAGCAGTTTTATTACGATCTACCTAAGGGCCCATCAATCCAGCTTTGTGATCTTGAATCACATACGTGAGTTCAAATTCCAACATATGATCCGCACATTCCGGATTGTAATATTTGAAAAACTGAGGTTCATACAATTGAATCGTAAATCGATCTAAGGTAATTGGAGTAAAGTAATTAATTTCGTAATTTAAATCAGGTTGATAAATGTAATTTGTACCGGTCGGATTGGTCAACGGAATGCGTTCTACAATTCGTTCATCATGATTATTCATATAACAACCTAATTTAGGAATTTCATTGATGACAACATCTATGTAATCTGTCAGTAAATTGGGAGGACAATCTGCATTGACAAACTGGACTAAATCTGTAGTACCAATATCACTATCATTGACACCAATACGAACATTTACTTGACGGTTTTCACCATTAGACAAATACGTTTTTCCTACAGTGAATCCAAATGTTTTGGCATTATTGCGAATACGTTTGATTTCTTCATTAGAAAAGTAATCTTGTAATATTGTTTCATCATAAATCAGAGTGAAGATTCGTTCACATTCAAACTGGAGTTTGTTAGCATAATTAGTTTCAGGAAACTGTGTACTGATTTGAAGATTTTGTCGTACCTCTGTACTATTCGTTGGATTCGGAAAACATTGAAACAACAAATCACTAACATAAATACCATGGGTTAAGTGAATTAGTTCGGGTGTGCCAGATCCATATTGAACACAAATCAAATCATTTTTATGACTAATTGTGTATAACTTAGTGGGTACAATCGCTTTAGTCAAACGTATTCCAATCACATTGTGAATGGCTCCAATACTGTTGAATTCATCTAAAAAATCACTCGGATTTGTGAAATCATAGACATAATTACCATACTGAAAATCCGAATCTTTTTTCACAAGTGAATTGGTATCAATGACAATACGTCGACTTGTCACATCTCGATTAAACAAAGATTTTGTATTCAATCGTTCGACTAACGATTGATTTAATTTGTGATTGTGAGATAAGTAATTGATCATAGATGCAAAGAGTTGTTTTGTATACTTGTCATCGGATGTTGTTTGAATGATAGTTTTTGTAGATTCTGTAGGTGTTTCGTTCGATTGCCGAGAATACAGAAAATAAAGGATACACAAAATAACCGGTATAGGTAAAAGATAAATATATTCCATCCTATATATACTATGAATCATAAATAAATTGATTAGTTAATCGTAGATTCTTCTTCCACTTCTCCTGGTTCTTCCACTTCTCCTGGTTCTTCCACTTCTTCTACCCCTTCTACTGAATCTTCTTCCACTTC